GAGTACATCAGACAGTATTGGCCGAATGAGACTGAAACTGATGCACCAGAGTTCTATGCGGACTATAACTATCAGTATTGGATTTTTGCTCCGACCCCGGACTCAACTTATCCGGTAGAGATTCTGTACTACGAGCTGCCGCCGCTGCTGGATGAGGCGAATCAGACCAACTGGCTTTCTGAGTACGCTCCGAATCTGTTGCTGTACGGGGCCCTTGTTGAGGCAACGCCCTTTGTCAAGGATGACCAACGTGTGCAGCTTTGGCAGTCGTATTATGATCGTGCGCTGGCGGCGTTGAACGGCGAAGACTTGCAGAAGATTGTTGATCGGTCTACGAACCGGCGTGAGGCATAATTATGACCGCATCCTTTACACAAACTTTCGGCGGCACGACGATCTATCCAAGTGATGTGTCGTATCGCTATGTATCTCTGACCATTAGTCAGACGTTAGATTGGCCTTTAGAGACTGCTCCGACGAATGACGTTGTGGCGTCCATCATGGACATCAATGCTACGACGACGAGTCTGGTCATTACGATGCCGGATGCGACTGAGGCGAGCAACGGTCAGACGGTGCTGTTTAACAACGTGGGTTCAAACACGTTTACGGTCAAAACGAGCACTGGGGTGCAGATTTGCGCTCCGACTTCGGGCAGCACGTTTCAGATTTACCTGACGGACAACAGCACTGCGGCGGGCACTTGGCGGTCGTTCCAGTACGGGGCATCGGTTTCTGCGACTAACGCATCGGCTCTGGCTGGTCTTGGGCTGAAGGCAATTGCGACCACGCTGAACCAGTCTGCTCCGGTTTCGACTTTCAACACCAATTACACGACGGGTGTGAGTGACCGTGCCAAGGCGCTGATCTGGACGGGTGGTTCAGGAACCTTGAGCGTGACCGCTGCCCCGACCTTGGGCAACGACTGGTTTGTGCAGGTTCGTAACAACGGCACGGGCGATTTGACGATTGACCCCAATAGCTCAGAGTCGATTAACGGCGCTTCGACGCTTGTGTTGTCGCCGGGGGACTCCTGCATCATCGTGACGGATGGCATCCAGTTCTGGACGATTGGCTTCGGACAGGCTGCAATCTATGCCTTCAGCGTGTTGCAGATTGATATTGCGGGTAGCGGTAATTACACGCTGTCAATCGCAGAGCTGAACAAAACTGCGTACATCTTTACCGGCACGCTGACGGGCAACCGCGACATCATTGTCCCGACGACGGCTCAGCAGTATTGGGTTAGCAATCAGACTAGCGGTTCATATACGTTAGGCATTAGAACAGCGGGGCAAGCGTCACCGGGCGTAACGGTATCGCAGAATGCTCGTGCTATTTTGTATTGCGATGGGACTGATGTTGTTGACGCTGATACTTCGACGATTGGTATTCCGTTGCCCATTTCGCAAGGCGGCACGGGCGCAACAACGGCCTCGGGTGCGCGAACCAACTTGGGCGCTACGGCCATTGGCGATGCGGTCTTTACAGCGGCAAATACGACTGCGGCGCAAATTGCGTTGGGTCTTGACCCGATTCAGGGCGGCACGTACTGATGCCTTTGCAGCCAGTTATTATTCGTCCGCAGCCCGGAATCAAACGGGACGGTACGAAGTTTGAAGGTAACTTTTACGTTGACGGGCAGTGGTGCCGGTTTCAGCGTGGCTTGCCGAGAAAGATGGGCGGCTATCGTGCGCTTCAAGATCGGCTGGATGGCATTGCCCGTGGCATGCACATTCACAACCACAATGGTTACACCTATGTCCATGTGGGAACTTCGGACGGTGTGTTTCGTTTTCGTTTGAGTCAAAACGGCGCTAGTAGCATTGTCACGAATCGAACTGACGGGGGTTATGTCAGCAACGCTGATGCGAACTGGACGTTTGATGTGGCGTACAACACTACGACTGACCAGAACGAAATTTTGGCGCACGTAGCGTATGACATTGAAGACATATCGTCTGATCAAAATGGCGCGTTGTATCACGGTTACGACAACGGCACCGCTCCGCTTACTTTAGAGCCGGATGTCACGGTATCGGGTGGTATTGTCGCGTTGGCTCCGTATGTCTTTGCGTATGGCTCTGATGGGTTTGTGCAGTGGAGCCGAGCGGGATATACGGACGACTGGACAGGCGGCGATGCCGGTGAAGCGCGGGTTACAAGCCAAAAGATTGTCAAGGGTCTACCGCTTCGTGCGGGCGCGGGCAATGCGCCATCGGGTCTCTTTTGGTCTTTGGATTCCTTGGTGCGCGCCAGCTACGTAGGTGGGCCAGCGGTATTCAACTTTGACACCATTACCTCGCAGTCAAGCATTCTCTCTGGGAAGAGTGTGATTGAGTACGACGGTTTGTATTTCTGGTGCGGCGTAGACCGCTTCTTGATGTTCAACGGCGTTGTACGTGAAGTCCCGAATCAGTTGAACTTGAACTGGTTTTACGACAATTTGAACTACGCGCAGCGACAGAAAGTCTTTGCGTTCAAGGTGCCGCGTTGGGGCGAGATCTGGTGGTGTTACCCGCGAGGGAATGCAACCGAGTGTACGCATGCGGTGATCTACAACGTGCGCGAAGAGACTTGGTACGACACGGTGTTGCCCAATAGCGGACGCTCTGCGGGTCAGTATGCGCAGGTGTTCAGTTCGCCGCTGGTCATTGGGGTCATTGATACCGAGACGGTGCAGTATCGTGGCATTGAAAATACGGAGCTTCGCGTAACGGAAGACGGTCAACCGCGAATCATCAACGACCCCAAGGGTTATGTGGTGTGGCAACATGAATACGGCACAGATGAAATCAATGGTGACCAGATTCGTCCGGTACAGTCGTTTTTTGAAACGGCGGACATGTCGCTGGTTGCGGCGGAGGAGCCGCAGAATATGGCGTTACGCATTGAGTATCTGGAGCCGGATTTCGTCCAAGCGGGAGACATGACGGTTCAGGTCACGGGCCGCGCTAACGCCAAGTCAGCAGAAGTAACGAGTGACCCGCAGACCATTTACGCCACGCCCACTGAAAAGCAGCAGCAGTTGGTGTACTTCCGCGAGATACGACGCGAGATGCGCTTGCGGTTTGAAAGCAACACCATTGGTGGCAACTATCAAATGGGGCAAGTGATTGCGCATGTCGAACCGGCAACGGGCACGATCTTGGGAGAAAACCCATGAGTTTGCTCACGGACCCGCGCTATCACAAGTTGAAGGATTGGGCAGACTTTGTTGTTTTTGATCTTGAGAAATATGGTCCGATTGCGCGTTTGGAGAAAGAAACCGAATGGCAAAATTGGGCTGCGGGCATCATTGGGATCAATGGAATTTCTCAACAGAATCCGCCGTCGCCGTACCAATATGACAATTGGCGTGATTGGGCTTCTCGTTTCTACCAAGTTTTGGATTAGGTGAGCCATGGCTAGTTACTACACTTATGGCGAGATGCCGGATGCGGAGCAGACCGTCTATGGCGGGGGCGGGTTAGACAATTATTTTAATAATTATCCTTGGTATGACCAGAGCCTGATCCCCTCTGGCTTTGACTGGCAGTACTATTTGCAAAACAATCCTGATCTTCCAGCTGCGGGCTTGGATACGCCCCAAGAAGCCATGCGCCACTTTGCGATGTATGGTCGTAATGAAGGTCGTTCATTTGCTCCGCAATCTTTTAGTGGAGAGTGGGGCGCTGGCATGGAGTATGACCAGAGCGCAATCCCGCAGAATTTTGACTGGCAGCAATACCTGAGCCGCAATTACGACTTGCCGGAAGCGGGGCTGGATACCGAAGCCGAAGCTCGTCGGCACTATGCGTTGTATGGACGCAACGAAGGACGGCCCATTAGCTGGGAAGAAACTCCTGCGGTTGAAACCATCCAACCAATCTATCAAGACGAGCCTGTCTTTGATTACGAAGGCGAGCGCCGTCGAGTAGAGGAAGAAGCAAGGCTTGCGCGTGAGGCGGAGGACGCTAGGAGGGCGGAAGAAGAAGCCCGTACCCGTCGGGAGGCTGAGGCTGCTCGTAGGGAACAGGAACGCATTGCGGCAGAGCAGGCGCGTCTTGAGCAAGAGCGTCAAGCAGAAGTAGCGCGTCAAGCGGAGGCACAGCGTCAAGCTGAAATTCAACGTCAGCAACAGGAAGACGCACGGCGTCAGGCTGAGCTTGCAGAAATGCAGCGTCGTCAGGCTGAGCAGGAAGAGGCTCGACGAGCGCAAGAGCAACGTGCTCGTGAAGAGGCTAGACAGGCTGAGATTGAGCGTCAAGAAATGGCTCGCCGCGCCGAAGCCCAAAGGGTTGCTCGTGAGCAACAGCTAGCTCGCGAAGCTGAAGCAGCAAGAGTGGCTGAAGAGCAAGCTAGAACTGCCCGTGAAGCAGAAGCAGCGCGTGTTGAGCAAGAGCGTGTTGCAGCCGAGCAACGGCGTATTGAAGAGGCCCGTCAAGCTGAGGCCGCCCGTGTTGCTGAGCAGGCCCGTCAGGCAGAAGCCGCCCGAGTAGCTGAAGAAACTCGCCGTGCTGAAGTAGCTCGTCAAGAGCAGGCAGCGCGACAGGCCGAATTAGATCGACTTGCTCAGCAGCAGGAAGCCGCGAGAGTTGCCGCAGAACAGGAAGCTGCAAGGATTTCGGCAGAAGAGACAGCGCGTGCGCAAATTCCTGCAAGCCCATTGCAAGCAGCGATTAAAGAGCCGCGTGAAACTATTATGCCTGTGGGCGGTAACGAAATAATTACTGCACCATTAACAGCCGTTCGTGAAAGCATCATGCCGACCGGCGAGGAAGAGCGGCTTGAAGAGCCTATTCGTGAAACCATACAGCCGACTGGGGAAGAGGAGAAGCTGACTGGGCCTGCGGGGGCTGAAGAATCTCCGCTGTCTTATACGGTTCCGGGGGCAACGCTGCCGGTAGATGTGTCGTCGATGGACTTTGACGCTGGTCAAAAAGCGATGGCGTTAATGTCATTGGTAGATCCGGCTGCGCTTAGCGCAATGAATTTCCAAGTGGGCGATGCGGCGTTTGGTGGCGGCGCTAGCGGCGGTCCTAGCACAATGGACTATTATCGAAATGTCGCCCCAGACACTGTTGGCGGACAAGGATCTTTTTATGAAGAAGGCGCACTAGAGGCTTTTAAAGAAGCGGCGAAAGATCCAACGCAAGGGATTTTTAAATCTGGTTTTGAGGCGCTTGCCGGTGAGCCGGGAATAGCAGAAGCCATTGCTGCTAAGACTGAACGAGATCTTGGCGCACTTGCTAAGGTTGAGTCTGACTTCGATGTCATGAAGCCGCTGAGCGACCTGCTCAAAGCCAACAAGTTTAAGGAAGCTTTTGACTACGCTAAGGATAAGGGCATTGAAGAAAAGTTGATGCAGAGCAATTGGCTCGCTCAGCTTCGCCAGCCTTTTAGCGCAGAAGAAATGCAGGCTTTCTTTAAAGCTATGCCATCTGACTTTGCTGGTAGCAAGTTCAACTTTATGCCTGAGATGGGCAAGCAAAGTGGTGCAGACGCGGGATACCCAGATCCGCAGTCTGTTTATCAGCGCAAAGAAGACACAACCATCAAGGACGTTGTGCGGTTTGGTCTTGATGTCATGCTGGCTGCGGCAGGCGTTCCTCCGCTTTCAGCAGCAGCAACCAAGGCTGCTTACACGCTTGCTGAAACAGGCGGAGATGTTGAGGCTGCGATCAAGGCAGGCCCTGCCGCAG